CACAATTCCCTCAATTCAGCCCGGTTTATTCCGGGCTTTTTTTTGCCTGCAGTACATGCATCGCATCCCTCAAAAGCATTCGGCAGCTTACGCCTATGACGCATCCTAAGCGCCTACAAGCGATTCTATGCCCAAAGTAATACCTACCTAAGCACCGAAGCAATACAGGCTGTTGCAGGCCTTTACAATCGGCCTAGTCTTTACAGTGTGCGAGCTGATAGCGTGGCAGGCTTTTGAGACTGAAGAGACTTCAGAGGTACCTTGACCGTCTCTCATACTTCGTCGTCTTGTCAGCCTGCACCNGCGCAAAAACAGCCCCGAAGCTTTACCGCCTGCCCTGTATGCCAGCGCTTTACAGNCTGCACAGGCCTGCACCATCTTGGTGCGTCAGCCTGCACCGTTCTGGTGCGTCTGCACTGTTTTGGTGCAGTCTGCCCTGCCCTGCTTTAAAGGCCCGGGGAGGGGCTACAGGACTTTAATATTATTATAGTACCCGCATAGACTTGCAAGAGGCTAAAATAAGACTTAAAAGCTATAAAAAAGACTGTTTTTATAACTTTTATGTGATATATCAAGCCTTTGATAACTTTACAGATCTTGCACTGTCGTCTGTTATGCAACTTGCATGCCAAAAAGGTTGACTTTGCACTGTTTTTGTGCTAGACTATGAAGCCTATGGATAAAACGGTGTAGTTCCATGACTGAACCAGTAAAAAGAGGTCCGGGTCGGCCTAAGAAAGGCGAAGTTGTTGCTAAGAAAGAAGGCAACAGAGGTGTTAGAGGCAGACCACCCGGTGATGCCTCTATTATTAATGAATATAAAGCTCGGATGTTAGCTTCACCAAAGTCTGGTAAGGTGATGGATGCAATATTCGATGCGGCGTTAGACGACGAACACAAGAATCAAGCAGCGGCTTGGAAGTTGCTAATGGATCGGATGTTACCGGTTAGCTACTTTGAAAAGGATAAGCTCTCACAAGGCAAGAACAGTGTCTCTATCACTATTACTGGTGTTGGTACACAAGCCGCTGTGCAGAACGATGATGACATTATAGATATTGAACCGGTGGAATCAGATGACTGAAGACTTGATTGAACAGATTAAACTAGATCTTACGAAGCATGAAGGCTGTAAGACAGATGTTTATCTATGTTCAGAGGGCTATGCAACCGCAGGTATCGGACATATGTTGGTTGGAGATGAGGAGATGCCTGTTGGCACTGAAGTCTCAATGGAACAGGTGTTAGAATGGTTTAAGTCTGATTTCGATGAGGCTGTTGCAGACTGTTGCGCTTTGTTTCTAAACTTTGCATCACTGCCTGCTCAAGTACAGCGTGTGTTGGTGAACATGGCTTTTAATCTCGGACGCAACAGACTCGGTAAGTTTAAGAAGATGATCACCGCAGTCAATGAAGGTAACTGGGTTAAAGCCGCTAATGAGATGGTAGACTCTCGTTGGTACAACCAAGTTGGCAACAGATCTATTGAGCTAGAAAACTGGATGAGAAACGCATGAGCTTATTTGATGAGTTGCAGGCAAAGGGACGTAGTGTATTTCCAGCACCACAGCGATTCTTTGATCCCGCAGACAAAGCATATAATCCAAAGTTAGGTGGTCAGTTTGAGTACACACCCGGTGGTCGATATCTAGAAATGGGGCCAGAAGGGCCACAAGACATCACAGGGCAAAGACCAAAGCAAGCTGTGATCGGTGTGACTGGTGAAGGTAAACCAGTGATGAAGGTATCACAGGAACTAGACACCACAGGCGAAATTAAAAAGACCGGACGTAAAGTAAAGACTAATCTGTTTAAGAAAAAAGCAGGTTGGAACTGGACTGAGGTTCCTCCGGGGTTCAACCCAGAACCAGATAAAAACTTTCCGTTAGTGTCTGTTGAAGACGGTAAACAACACTACTACACAGTACAGGCTGAGTTTCCTGAAGGCGTTGACCTTGCTCGCTACGAAAAATCTAAAACTGAACCTAGACTACGCCCTACGAAAAAGGGTGGTATTCAGTTAGGCGACAAAGTCGGTGAGATTGAAGTCCGTGGTAAGAAGCACCCAGTTTACAATGCAATTAAAATCTTTGGCCCTGCAGGGGCTGCTGTAGGTTTAGGGTTATCTGCGTTAGGGATGTCAGACGATGTGATGGCCGGTGGTATTAATTTAGATGATACCACACCGGGAGACGTTCTAGACTTCTTAGCTCCGTTAGGCTTTGAAATACCTACAGCCGGTGAAGGCTCTGACGTTGTACCGATGAATGCACAGGGTGAACCAGTCTATCCGTTTCTAGATGAGATGGATATGCGGAATCAAATGTTAGAGAATCCACTGCTTGACTGAACTCAAAGTAGAGCTACTACCGTGGCAACAAGAGGTCTTTGATAGCCCAGTACGATTTAAGATTGTTGCGGCAGGCCGTCGAACCGGTAAAAGCCGATTAGCCGCATGGATGTTAATCATCAACGCATTNCAGACTGATAGAGGGCATGTATTCTACGTTGCACCGACACAGGGTCAGGCCCGTGACATTATGTGGAATACATTGTTAGAGTTAGGTAATCCGGTTGTTGCAAGCTCTCATGTCAACAACATGCAAATTAAATTAATCAATGGTGCAACGATATCATTGAAGGGTGCTGATAGGCCTGAGACGATGCGAGGGGTGTCGTTGAAGTTCTTGGTACTCGATGAATACGCAGATATGAAACCATCTGTATGGGAGACTGTGTTACGACCTGCGCTGGCTGACCAGAAGGGTTCAGCGATGTTCATTGGAACACCGTTAGGGCGTAACCACTTCTATGAATTGTTTAAGTACGGTGAGCTTGCCGATGATCCTACGTATCAGGCGTGGCACTTCACCAGTTACAACAATCCGTTATTAGATCCAGAAGAGATCGACATCGCTAAGAAGTCAATGTCGAGCTATGCATTCCGGCAAGAGTTCATGGCTAGTTTTGAGGCTCTTGGCTCTGAGATTTTTAAGGAAGATTGGATTCAATTCACGGATGAAGAACCAAGCGAAGGTGACTACTATATTGCCGTTGACCTTGCAGGCTTTGCTGATGTTGCGGGTAAAGCAACGGGAAAGGCTTCAAAGCTTGATAATACGGCTATCGCCATCGTCAAAGCAGGGACTGAGGGGTGGTACGTTGCTGACATTATCTATGGGCGTTGGGACATCAAGAAAACAGCCCGTAAGATATTTGAAGCTGTTCGTGAGTATGAACCTGTTGCGGTGGGTATTGAAAAAGGTGCGTTACGTAATGCGGTTCTTCCGTACCTAACAGATTTAATGAAGTCTGGTCAACGATTCTTTAGAGTGGAAGAGTTGACCCACGGTAACAAGAAAAAGACTGATCGTGTTGTTTGGGCTTTGCAAGGACGCTTTGAGCATGGGAGCATCTCGTTAGCCGAAGGCGACTGGAACACAGAGTTCTTAGATGAACTGTTTCAGTTTCCAAATCCGCTAGTGCATGATGACTTAGTTGATGCACTGGCGTATATCGATCAGCTCGCCAAAGTTAGCTATTATGTTGACTTTGATGAGGTGGAGTTTGAAGTTATTGATCCAATAGCAGGATATTAATATGGATTATGAAAATCGTTCAATGATGTTAGCAGGTCTTGAGAATTGGGTCATAGGTAAATGTGATCAATGGCGAGACCATTACGAAGCCAACTACTCTGAGAAGTTTGACGAGTATTACAGACTGTGGCGTGGTATTTGGGACCCGTCAGATAAGATGCGAGACTCTGAGCGCTCACGCTTAATCAGCCCTGCACTACAACAAGCTGTCGAGTCTGCAGTCGCAGAGGTAGAGGAAGCAACATTCGGACGTGGTGTTTGGTTTGATATTAAAGACGACTTAGGCGATCAAAACCCGGTTGACGTACAACAGCTACGCCAACAGCTATCAGAAGATTTTGCTAAAACCCAAGTGCGGAAGTCTGTTGCAGAATGCGTACTCAATGCCGCTATCTTTGGCACTGGTATGGGCGAACTGGTTTTAGAAGAAAAGAAAGAAATGAGACCGGCAACACAGCCTGTACTAGACGGGGCTATGGCGGCGTTCGGTGTGATGGAAACAGATCGCTATGTTGTTCGTCTGCGTCCGGTACTCCCTCAGAACTTCCTGATTGATCCGGTTGCAACATCTATTGAAGAGGCAATGGGCGTAGCCATCGATGAATATGTACCACGTCATCATATCTTGAATGGTATTGAAACAGGTATCTATCGTAACATTGATGTCGAGAATACATACACCGATACAGACCTAGAGCCTGACAAGCAGTTGGTGATGTATGACGAAGACAAAGTACGTCTTACAAAGTATTACGGACTGATCCCATCTGAGCTGTATATCGAGGCGATTGCAGAGGGATTATCCGAAGAAGAAGTTGAAGATTTAGACAAGCCTACAACAGAGTACATTGAAGCTATTGTAGTGCTTGCTAACGGCGGTCAGTTGCTCAAGGTAGAGGCGAACCCCTACATGATGCAAGATCGCCCTGTGGTGGCCTTCCCATGGGACGTTGTACCCGGACGTTTCTGGGGCCGTGGTATTTGTGAAAAAGGTTATAATGCTCAAAAGGCGTTAGACACCGAATTACGAGCTAGAATTGATGCGCTTGCGCTTACTGTACACCCTATGCTTGCTGTTGATGCTTCACGTCTTCCTAGAGGGGCAAAGATGGAAATCCGACCCGGCAAGACGATTCTTACCAACGGAAATCCTGCAGAGATCCTCCAACCGTTTAAATTCGGGTCGCTTGATCAGGTCTCATTCACCCAAGCTCGTGACCTGCAAACTATGGTTCAGATGGCAACAGGTTCTATCGACGCCGCAGGAATCCCCGGCAGTATTAACGGAGACTCTACTGCCGCCGGTATCTCAATGTCGCTCGGTGCAATCATCAAGCGTCACAAGCGTACACTGATCAACTTCCAAGAAGCATTCTTGCTACCGTTTGTCGAGAAAGCGGCATACCGGTATATGCAGTTTGATCCTGAGCTGTACCCTGTGCAGGACTACAAGTTTGTTGCATCAAGCTCGTTAGGTATCATCGCCCGTGAGTATGAAGTCACTCAGCTTGTACAGTTGTTGCAGACGATGTCACCTGATTCACCGATGTATCCGATGTTGATTGAGTCTATCGTAGACAACATGAACCTGTCGAATCGTGAACAGATCATCGAAGGACTACGTCAGGCTAACCAACCTAATCCACAAGAAGAGCAAATGCAACAACAGCAGATGCAAGCTCAGATGGCACAGCAACAAGCGCAGTTGGATCTATACAACGCTCAAGCGACTGAAGCAATGTCTAGAGCTAGGAAGAATGCCGCTGAAACAGGCTTAACCGCCTACGAGGCTGAAACAGATCGATTGAAGGTTCTAACGACCAACTTAGAACCCGGAGATCAGGATGAGAAAGAATTTGAGCGTAGAGTGAAGTTGGCTGAGTTGTTACTCAAAGAACGCTCTATCGCATCAGATGAAGCAATTGTATCAAAACAAATGAGGGAGAATAATCAATGATTACCCAATCAGAACTGAATCAAGTGTTGGTAGAGATCAACAAAATCCTTGATGGAATCAACAAACGCATTGCAGACTTAGAGAAGGCACAAGCCCCAACAAAGAAAACAACAACCGCTAAGTCTTGACTTTTGGCATAAAATATGCTAGAATATTCTTTATAGACAACGCACCAATAGGAGAATGTGTTGACAAAAGAAGACGAGAAATACTACGAAGTCTACTTTGACCTCTTTCTGCAACCGGGTTGGAAGCAGTTGGTAACAGACCTCACTGAAAGTTTGGATTCTTACCGAATAGAGGATATTGCAGATGCTGATGCCCTAAAGCGGGTACAAGGCGAAAGAGCAATATTAAGTAGGCTTGTAAACTTTGAAGTTTCTATAAAGGAAACCTACGATTTAATATTGGAGGCTGAACGTGCTGAAGCGCTTTGACTTCCGATGTACAGAATGTAATCACATTGAAGAACAGTGGATAGACTCTGAAGGGAATCTAGCTACATGTTATGAATGTGGACATACCGCCGTGCGGATAATCTCTCCGGTTCGAACACATTATAAGGGATCAGGTTGGCCTGATGCTGACGATAAGTGGGCTAAGGACCACGAGAGAGCCGCTCGTAAATAATCACTTCCATAATGCTTTAATAGCACGGAGTACAATATGGCAAAACTAATTGAGCGTCCTGAAGAGGACACAACTGAAGAGTATGCAACGCTTGAACAAACCGAAGAGCAGATCGAAGAACCTGAACAACCTGAAGAGGTAACTGAGCAGGAAGATGAGATCCCTGACAAGTATCAAGGTAAAGATATCAAAGATATTGTCAGGATGCACCAAGAAGCTGAAAAGCTTTTAGGTCGTCAAAGTTCTGAAGTTGGAGAGTTGCGGAAAATCGTTGATGACTTCGTAAAGACTCAACTCGATACACAAAAACAAAGCCCACAGGCACAGGTCGAAGAAGACGACGATTTAGACTTCTTTTATGATCCTGAAGCCGCTGTTAAGAAGGCGATTGAACGTCATCCGAAGATTAAAGAAGCCGAAGAATACACCCGTCAAGCGAAGCAGGCGGCAATCATCGGTAAGATCGAACAGAAGCATCCAGACTTCAAAGACATTGTTTCTGACAATGCATTTGCAGAATGGGTCCAAGCTTCAAAGGTTCGAACAGAGCTTTATATTCGGGCAGACCAGCAATTTGACTTCGATAGTGCTGATGAGCTTCTCAGCCTCTGGAAAGAGCGCAGACAGGCAGTATCAAACACTGAAGATCTCAATAAAGCTGATCGGCAACGACAGGCAAGAGCCGCCTCTACAGGCGCCGCTAAAGGTTCAGGGG